CTTATCTCCGAGAATTTTCCTGGCCTTGTCGGTTACCGCCTGTCGATCCTTGACCTGCTGGTCGAGTTTGGCAGGGTCGGAGGCGTCCTTGAGCTGAGCCTCGAGCGTGGCGATCTGGGCGTCCTTTGTCTTGAGCAGGGCGTCGGCCTTCTTGATCGCCTCGTCCTTCTCCTCCATCTCCTCCTCACTCTCCGCAGACTTCTTCTTGGCGTCTGCGGCCTTCGCCTCGAGGCTCTTGATGGTCTTGTCAACCAGAGCGGCCGCGGTGGCCGTCATCTGGCACTCGATGCCGTCAACCATCACGGTCTTCAGCTGGTTGGTATCAGCCATCATCGTAGTTCCTTCTGTTTCGTCACCTATACTCAGTTTGGGCCCACCTCTGGCATCGGTGACGACTGCCAGGTGGTTGCCCCTAATGTCGTACTGAACGCAGTCGTAAGCCTTGCCAGCGTCGACGTCACCATCGGGCACGATACCCGGGGTGAAGTCAAGCTGGCAGCCGTATCCTACGCTCAGTTGCTTCTTGCCCGACTTGAAGGCCTCCACCACTGAGTGGTCCTTCAGCATCATAGGGACGCGAACGAAACCTCCGTCCCTGACCGCCTCGTCTCCGGTATCTCCCTTGGAGTACTTGCTCCAGTTCTTGGAGTCGACCATCTCTCCAGGATGGTCGTTGGTGATAGGCATGTGGGTGTAGCTGCGCATGGCATCGTTGGAGAACACCTCGGACTGAGGACGGTACACCCTTACGGTCGCGTCCTCGTCGGCCATGCCGCACTCGTAGCCGCTGTACAGCTGGATGCCGGAGCGAGCGATCCGCGGCTGCGCCACCATGAACCCGTTGTCCAGGTACCTGACCTTGGCCGCCGCGTCTATCTCTACGGCGTCGTAGAGGGTCACAGGCTTGGCATCCTCTACTGCATCACCGGTAACGGAGAAGGTCTCTGAGTCCTCCTCCATCTCGTCCTCGGGCCAGTCCGACGGGAGCTTCGCGCCCAGGGCCTTGGCCCGCTTCTTGATGTGGGTTATCGTGGCTTTTCGGTTTTTTGCACGCCCCAAAGCCCGACGCGCCTTTGATAGGTCTGAGCGGTTCTTGATGGGGTAGCCCCCACCGGGCATAGCCTCACCCTCGCTGGCGGCCTGCTTGCGCTGCTCTGCTGTCCACTCCCGGTCGTAACCTGCGTCGCTGAACCCAGAGGCGTAATCGGAAACGATGTCATTCTGGTCTTCATCGAACTGCTCCTGGTCAAACTCTTCTGCGTCGCCGAAGAACGAACCAACCCAGTACTTATCACCCATGGCCGAGTTGGCCACGCGGATGGCATACCCCTCGGCCTCCTCCTGGCTCTTTCCGTTCTTCTTAGCGCTAGCCAAGGCCGAGTTGGCTATCTTCGCCCACTTCTTGGACTTCGCAGGCGTACTCGCCTTCTTGGTATGACCCTTGGCCTCGGTGTGACTCCACGGCATAGTCTATGCCTCCTGGTCTCTCTTGAACCGCTTGTCTCCCCACGGGAAGAACGTACAGCGGCAGTTAGGGTGAGCCGGGATGAGGTCCTCGGCATCGTCTGTATCATATGGAGCGTTGGCCGCTATGATCTCACACTCCTCGCACACCAGGTCGTCTCCGGCAGTGCGTATCCCGACCTCCTCGAAGTCGTCATCATCGTCCCTGATCTTGATCGGACCGACGCGCCTCTCCGGGATGGAGCCGACCCGCTTGATACCTGCGTGGCGGTAGACCTCGAGCTTGGCCTGGCAGTGGGCCTTAACCACCATGGTGTTGGCCATGGAGATGAGCCTATTGCGAGTTATCTTGTCGAGCACCGCGGTGATCGCGGCTGCGGCCTGGGTCGGCTTGACCTTCCTCACCACGATGGAGCTGACCAGCCTGGCCACGTTCTGCTCCGTCGCCGCTCGTATACCAGCTAGCTCCTGCTGGGCTAACATTACTAGGTGCTCAGCACCTCGTAATGGTATAACCAGGGGCTTGGCCTCGAGGTCGTTCTGAGCAGCCTCGCTGCCGTGGGCCCAGGCCCTGTTGATAGGGTCGCGCACAATCCCGACGGGTAGGAACTTCGGCAGAGTCGCTATCATGAAGCTGGCCATCGCCGACTGCCTCACCTCCGGGGAGTGCCAGGAGAGAGGAGAGCCGCTCAGGCCGAGGATGTCGTGCTGCACCACCACGGTGCGCATCTCCGCCGTCAGTCTGCGCAGGCCTAGCTTCAGAGAAGCTCTGAAGCGCCTGCGAATAGCTCCTGTACCGGTAGGGTCGACGGGCCTGGTGGAGACATCCTCCGCGTGGGCCAGGGCGCGGCTCATCACCAGCTCTCCATCGGGACGAACACGCACCTGACGTGGTTGTCAGTCGGAACCCGACACACCCAGATGTCGTGGTCCTCGGACGGCAGGACCTTGTCTTCTCTCACCAGCTCGCCGCTACCAAGCTTCCAGCCACTAGGAATGTGGGTCGCCTTCTCCACGTGGCAGTCGTTATCTCCGCAGCACCACTCGCCGGCCTTGTTGTGGTAGCCACCGTGGTTGATCCAAAAGTCGTGGCCGTGGGAGAAGGAGGAGAAGAACAAGACCAGCGCGGCGCCCAGGACGAAGGCCAGAGCGCCTGAGTTTATGTCCTCCCAGCTCATGCTAGTTGACCACCAGGTAGTTGTACGTAGACGTATCTGACGCCGTGTTCGTAACAGTGAAGCCGGTACCAGGGGTGATGGTCTTGACGATAGGAGGAGAGCCCACGGTACCGCCCACCGTCTTCAGGGTGATGACGATGGAGGAGCTGGCCGTCACGTTTGCGTTGGCGACCGTAACAGGTCCACCGCCTGTTAGGGCGACGAACGTACCCAGGTTCAAGACCGGGATGTTGACGGATACGTTGGCAGCCCTCATGGAGGGAGGACACTTGTCCACCTGCACCGCGTACAGCGTGGTGGACTGCCCGGAGTTAGAGATGGCGGCTAGCGCCGTGTTCGAGCCAGCCCTGGTGCACTGACTCTCTCCTGCCTTGATCGGGACGCCACCTGCGATCGTGGCCGTAGATCCCCAGTTCCAGTACGCCTCGCTGGCGCCATCGTTGGTCAGGAGCACGAGGTCCGTGTCCTTGTTTACGATAGTACGAAACGACGCACTGGCGTTGGAGGAGGTCACCGCTAGCTGGGTGACAGGACCGTACGATACCTGAGCCTGAGCCAGGGCGGCCGCCAGCATCGCCAAGATAACGAATACAGATCTGATCATCTTCGTACTCCTGACTTGAGCATTGTCTCGTTTACCTCGAAAGGTTTAGTCTCGTCTACGCGACTAAACCTTTCCGGGCCTAACTTGATCTCACCACGGAAAGGTGTGACCTTCTCGAGATCGACACCTTCGTACTCGTAAGTGATCGTGACGTGAGGCTGGTACTCTGGATAATCATGGCTTGCGCCCTCTCGCACGAGCTGATCGTGGCGCCAAGACAGCTCAGGGCAAGAGACGTGGAGAACCACAGGCCCGCCTGGGCATATAGGCTCCACAACTCTAGGCTCGCCCTCTGGTATGACGACATCGGTCCTGCTCCTCCCCATCTTCATCCAATCGACCGGCTGCTTGCTATACAGCACAGTCACGTGCGGATCTGCCACTATACTCCTGAAGCCCTGGGACCTGGCCCAGGCCTTAAGCTCTGCCGTGTTCAGCACAGACCTAGTGACGCAGAGAGGTGCAGGAGAGGAGTCGCTGATCGCGTTCTCAGGCTCCTCTGGAACCTCCTCCTCATCCGGCTCCGTGCCGTAGTCGTCGACGGCAGCCTCGAGCCCGAGGTACAGGGTGTCTGACTTCATCAGGTAGTTGATGCGGCCTTCCCTGAGCACCTCTGGGTTGATGATGCCGGCGCCGACGTCTACCTGATGAGCTTGCGCTAACGCAAGTTCATTCTTGGCCTTGTCGTTGTCGCTGAGTTGCCACAGGGGGTTCCAGCTGTAGTCTATGTCCGGGTCTCTGGTGCCGATCGAGTGGCGGATCATCACCTCATCGAGCGGGGTCAGGGTGGGCGTGACCTTGAGCTTCTGCTCAGAGTTGATACGGTCGTAATAGTTACGAGTATCTGACTCACCAGTGGCGTCCATCCCGGCGGGAGACTGGCCCAGGAACCTGGTGACAGGGATATCTGACGCCGCGGCGCATATCATCAGGTAGGTCTGCTGGACCTTGTCCATGCCTGTGAGCCTGAGCTCCTTCCTGATCCACTCCTCCTGGTCCTTCTCTAGCAGGAGCATGTTCAAGACGCTCTTGGCAGCATTGGCGTTGGCGTACCTGTCCATCACCTTCTGGGTGCCGGCGGTAGTGGAGAGCTTGTTGCTCAGACCGTCTACCATGATGACGTCTAGCTTGGCCTCCGCGATCATGCTGGCCACGCTGCTGTTGACCATCCCGGCGCCCCGGATCGCCTCGTACACGATCTGGAGAGCGCTGTCTCCCCAGGCGTCAGGCGCCTCCTCCATATCCGGGTAGTCCATCCCGATCATGCGGATGACGCGGGAGGGGTGGATGTAGATGGTCGCCCCGGCCTGCTCGCTGAGGGAGGAGAGGGGGATGGGGTCTACCCCGTCGGGACCGGAGATGACCGGCGTGTTGCTCCTCATGTAGTACGAAGGACTGCCGAACCAAGGGCTGGTGATGTCCTTAACCACCGGGCCCGGAGAGATCATCCAGCGCTCCACCACGTGGGCGAACTTAAGGCAGTCCTTCTTGCAGCGGTTGAGGTCCAACTCCTGCCCGAAGTCCTGGCCGTCGTCGACACCGAGTACGATGGCACTGCCTCCGTACAGCCTGGCCTTGACCATGGCCATATAGAGCTTGTGCTGCATCCCGAAAGACTTCTCGGTGTTCTCGAGCAGCTTGATAACCTCCTTGTCGGCCTGCCACTGGCGCCACGCCCTGGTACTGTCGAAGGCAGGAATATCCACAACCTTCCTGGAGATCCAGTCGCCGCGATAGAGCGCCTTGAGCTGGTGCAGCTCGAGTACTTGCAGGTACGGGACCTGGGCCATCGCCTTGTCCTTCCAGGTGCCGAAGCCGGCAACGAGGTTGGAGAAGGTATCTTTCATACCGAGACCAGGCAGCTTGCGCCACCACGCTATGTCGGTAACGTTGGAGGACTGTTCAGCCACTAGCGGTAAGCTTGTTCATGACAACAGCGCCCATCACGGAGTGGCCGAAGGAGTACCCCTTGCGACCTATCCTGGAGACGTATGCCAGCTTGTCTTTGTCC